TAAACTTTTCTTAACTCTTCATCTATTCTCATACTCATTCCTGTCTGAACATATCCTAATGCAATGCAGTTCACCGTTATATTCTTATTTGCTACTTCTTTAGCTACTGTCTTGGTAAATCCTACAAGTCCTGCTTTTGAGGCTGAATAAGCACATGTTCCAAAGACTCCCATTTGTCCAACAACTGAAGAGATATTGATTATTCTTCCAAAGCAGGCTTGTCTCATGTATGGCAACACATGTTTAGTGCACAAGAATGCTCCTGTGAGGTTAGTGTTTATGACTTCATCCCAATCTTCCTTCTCCATTTTCCAAGAAACGCCATCCTTGTTTACACCAGCATTGTTTATCAGCACATCTATCTTTCCATAAGTCTTTATAATTATATCTACCATCTTCTCTACTTCATCTTCGTTTCTTATGTCTGCTTTGTATAACATTATTTCTGCATTACTCATCTGTCTTAATTCTTCCTCAGTCTGGAGTGCTGTGTCATAGTCTGATTTATAGTTCAGCACTAAGACAACTTCTGATAACGATTTAGCAAAATCCTCTGCTATCCACTTTCCAATTCCTTTCGTTCCACCAGTTATCAAGACTACTGTTTTCATTTTCTCACTTCCATATGATTCCAACAAGTGCAAAGTCTCTCCACACTTCTGCTTTAGATTGATAATCAAACATGTTAAGAAATTGCTGGAAGACTTTAGGTGTCCAACAATACTTATGTTCAGGATTAGCTTCCATATCGTGTTGTGTAAGATCAGTCCAAAGGATAACTGCTATTCTTGCTACTCTTAGCATTTCTCTCACTGCTATAGCAGGATTCTCTAAATGCTCTATTACAGATATGCCTATGACATAATCAAAACTAGTAGATTTAAAAGGAAGAAAGTGAGCATCAGCTTTCACATCTGGTTTACCTCTAATGTCCAAACTAACTGTGTTAATAAACACGTTCCTAACAAAATCTTCTCCTGCACCTACATCTAACAAACTGCAATTATTATCTTGTATTTTTTCTTGCAAGAACTGAAGGATCTGCTCCTTAGGTCTCATTTTTTTCCTCCCTTTCTCTTGTCCAAACTACCACGTCTCCAGAACAAGTTTTCCTCCCCTCTTCACATAGCCAACCTTAGATAGTTCCTCAAAGGGGATCATACCGTGTTGTGCATACCATTCTAATGAGTAGTGTGGTGACTCTTCTTGAGTCACATCTGCATGGTATATTTTTAGATATGGGAGAGCCCAGACTTTATATCCTGCTTTCCTAGCATTCTTACAGAATTGTAAGTGTGGAGCTGGATTATCCCAATCAACTTTCTTGAACACTTCTCCTTTGATCAAGAGAAATGTTCCTACTGAATCTAATTCAACAGGTTGCTTTTCATTAGCAAATACTGGTTTTTCATAGCCATATACAATTCCTTTATATTCTACACGTTCAAACTTCCAACCATGCCAACGAAAGACATAGGTGTCATAGAAGAACTCCTTTCCATCTGAAGTTCTTCTATACACATAAGGAGCTACTATATCCTTATCTACTCTTATCAGTTCTTTTAGTGTCTCAGGAGGCATTTCTACTATATCAGAGTCAGCAAAGAGAACATACTCTTCTCCTTGGTACATCTTCTTAAATTCATTACAGAGTCTAGCAACATAAAGGGCATTTGGTAGTAGTCTCTCAAAGACAGGTTCTTCATAGACTTCATACTTATAAGACTCCTTCTTGTGAAACTCAAGAATAATACTCAAGGTGTCATCAATAGACTTACCATATATCCATATCCACCTAAGTCTGTCTTTTGGATAGTCTAAGTTCTTCATTGCATTCAGGAATTGAGGAAGATGCTTGGCATCGTTCTTAACTAGTAGACATATCATTACTCTAGGTGTTTCCTGCAATCTTTCTAGCCTCCTTTCTACTTGTTAGAGAAGGAATTTCCTCTCCTATTCTCTCTAGAAGAGGCATCATGTACTTGTCAATAGCTATATCCCATGTCTGTTGTCTAGCATATTCAAGTGATCTCTTTGCATACAACTTTCTCTTAGATTCATTATTGTATGCTTCTTCAAGAGCCTTCGCCCCTCCATAAGGATCAGGAATAGAAGTAATTGCATTCAGTGGAGAATAGACTAGTGCACTCGGTTTTACTAGCCATCCTACTCTACCATAGTCATTTCTTTCAGAGAGTGCAGAGAAGTCATTAAGTATACAAGGTACTCCACATGCTTGTGCTTCAAGTGCAGGAATACAGAATCCTTCTCTCCTAGATAACAAGAGAAACACATCAAAACAGTTGTATAGCTTGCACATTACTGAAGAAGGAAATGTCAACAGAGAAGCAAAGTAGCGGTCATTCCAAATAATTTGTTCTCCTATTCCTACTTGATCAACTAGTTCATAGAGGTTTCTTCCTTTCTCATTAGTAGGGTCTGTATGTACTATTACTTTTACATCTTTCTTAGCATCTGGATTATTATCTAGGAAATACTTAACTGCTAGGAAATTAGCATCCCAAGCTTTTCTTGTTTGACCAGACCACATTGTCTTGCCATTTCTTCTTACATACACTAAGTGGTTTGGAACTTCTACACACCAGATGTTTCCTCTATAATCTATGATCTTCTCTAAGAAAGTCTTTCCTGATCTTGAAGACCTGTTCTGAACAGCCTCAAGAGAATTTCTTCTTATAATGTAGATATATTGAGAGTGAGGTATTATTGTTCTTTTTCCTATTGTCCCTTGCGTCATTTTTCTCTTAATAATAGTACCCCAAGCACCTATCTTTAGAAGAAGTTCTTGAAGTTGGTCAGCGAGTTCTGTTGAAGTAGTAGAATAGGCCTCAGAGTTGCAGTGTTTCCAACCATCTCCTTTGACAATTGCATTCCAGAGAATCCTTAATTGTCTTGAACTAAGGTTTAGCAATTCTCTTGGTAGCCTTTTCTCTCTTGCTGAAGTACCTAAAGTTTTCATGTAAGAAGCAAGCCTTACATCATTGATCCAGATTTTGCCATTTCCAGTTCCTACTTTGAATGGTAAATTTCTGAGGTCTCTTAGCATCTCTTGCTTCTTTCTTCCTTCTTTCTGAGAGATAAATACAGTGTTTCTATTACAATTGCCTTCTGAAAGATAGTAGCCAACTAGTTTTAGAAACGCATCCATCTTTATTTTGAGTTCTGGTTTGCAATAATATCTCTCACTGTTAGTCCATTTCCTTTTATAGGATGGTAAGTAGAAATATTCTACCTCTTCTCCTTTCCAAATAGCTGTCTTCTTGAAGCACCTTCTCTTACCAAAGATCTCTGCAGAAGTTTCTTTTCTAAAGCTAGTTCTGCCTCCTTGCGCTTTATTATTAAATGCCTGAACATAATGCTCATGACCTAAAGTAGTGCAGAAGTCCAGAAACTTAGTCTGCAGTAAGTGCATCTTTCTCTTTCCTGAGTAAGTAACTATTCTCAAGGGTTTTTGATATTCCAGTTCTCCCTTTTCATTTAGAGTGGCAAAGAAATCGTTCTCACTTATTTCTTTGTAGTTCTTCCAACCGTCTCTTGTTAGAATTTCTGTTAGTTCATCAAAGCATTCCTCATCGTTGTTAGCTGCAACTATTCCTATTATGAAGTCTTCTGGATTTAGTGAGAATGCTTGCCTACTTGTCTTTTTATCTAGAGGATGATATTCTTTTATATCTACACCATGAGGAACAAAGGCAGCTTCTATTCCTGATTTCTTTAGTTCCTTCTCAGCATGTCGTGAAGGGACAGCTACCCACTTGTAAGTCCTTAAGATTTCTAACCATTTATCAGGATACTGTTCATGATCTAGTGGAGAGTAACAGAGAGTATAAGGTATCTTCTTAGCAAACTGATATGATACCCAAAAGTCAGCATGAAAAACTCCCAAGTCACACTTGAATCTTTTGTAGTGTTCGATAGCAGATTCAAATCCTAATTGATCTGAAGAGGTCTTTTGAACTGGTAGGACATATAGTCCATGCCAATTTAACATTCCTCCTGGTTGTATTCCATAATATGCTGATATGAAGCCTACAAAACCCTTATTCAAAAGCCTTGTCATAAACTCACGAGTAACAGTGCCATAGCCAGAATTGATATAAGGTGCTACTGAATGCCACAGTATTCTCATGTCTCTCCAAGTACGATTCTCTTTTATATCTTGAGCTATAGTTTGTTCTATTACCTTAGCTTCTGTTGGTTTACTCATCTTCTTTTCTCACTTTCCTTTCGATGCTTACTTTCTCTTTCTTAGCTAGTTCATATGTTGCTATTTCAGTGTAGTAGTTACCCTCTATTTTCTTTACTAGGACTTCAGTAGGGAACTCTTCATTTAATGAGAATAGTGGCTGTATCTCAAACTGTACATGTCTCTCCCAACATGTCTCTGCTTCTTCTTTAGTAGTATATATTTCTCCACAGAACTCACAACGCCAACCTTGCACATACCTTACTTTGTCTTCTTTCTTTTCTTCCAATTTCATTCCTCCTTTTTATCTATAGAAGTCATACGTAGAGATTCAAAGGCTAGTCCCTCACTGTCATAAGAAAGTCCATAACCTTGTCCTTTTATCTCTACATTACAGTGAAGACATCTAAGTTTAACTATTATTGTAGGAGTAGCTGTCCTTAAATGCCATAAGAAATGTTTCTTTCCTAAGCCTGGAGCAAGTTCATACTCTATTGTGCACTCAGTTAGTTTCAATGGCTCACCACAAAGAGGACAGAATGGCTGGTAGTAACCTGAGCCAAGGATTCTTTGCCACATTTCTTCTAAGTTGAGACTGTTCTTCTTTTTTCTTAACCTAGCATCTAGATGTTTTACTCCTTTCAAATTAATACCTTCCAAGTTCATGACTCTAATACCTCTGTTAGTTTCTTTACAGCATTTTCCCAAGTCCAGTTCTGAGCATTAGCTAGAGCTTTACTTGCTGTCTTCTCATAAGCTTCTTTTACTTGAATAAGGAATCTCATCTTCCTGTATAGATCAGAGACAGATATCAAACCTATCTTTCCTATACTTGTCTCTAAGAGATCAGCTACTCCACAGTATACTGCTCCATTGCCTAAGACTTCTTTAGATGCTCCGTGTTCAAGAGCTATAACTGGGATGCCACAAGCTTGTGCTTCTAATGCAGGTAAGCCAAATGATTCTGATGCAGGTGAAATGTATACATCTAGAGATTGCAAGAAGTCTCTAACTGCTTCTCTATTGAGTGTTAGACTATTCAACTTAGCTTCTACAAATATAGGAGATATATTGTATTGCTTAGCTAGGTTAGGCAAGTCATAATGTCCTTCTTTCTCTGCTGCAATTACAAGAGTCCCTTGTCCAAGTCTAGCATATGCTTCCATTACTCTTGGTATCTGTTTCCTAATGTCATTTAGTCCTAGATATCCAAATCTAAACTCATGCCATGCTTTAGGTTTAGGTGTGAAGAATGCAGTATCTACTCCATGAGGAACTACACTTGCATTTATTCCTGATTTCTTTAGAACTTTCCTCGAGTATTCAGATGGTGTTGCTACAGTGTCAAAAGAGAAGAAGTGTTTCCTATATTCAAAAGGAACCTCTTCTCCCTCTACTGGTATATATAGGATCTTCTTACCTGTCATCACTTCCATTTCATTTGCAATTGAGTTAAGTAACCAGAATGAATGAAATACTACAGTTGTATCTGGTTTAAACTTGGAGTAGTAATACCTTAACTGATAAGCTTTCTTCAATTCAAATATTCTTATGTTATCTGTTAGTTTAAGAGGCATGCCTTCATATCCTAGACTAAGCACTTCAAAGTAGTAATCCTTAGGCATCCTTGTAAGCAATTCATAAGTTACATTACCAAAAGAACTGCCTCTGAGAGGAAAATCAGATACCCAACAGACTTTAGTCATTGAATCTCCACTTCTTGATTATCTTGCTCATTTGACCACTTTTAAGATTCCTAAAGCCTGGGAATGTGAATTTGCCCTCTATGTTAGTTATTACATCTACTCCTGGCTCTTTCTTCTTTGCTAGTCCTTCTATTGAATCTACTTCTTCTCTTACAAATAAGAGGTATCTCTCTCCATCCCATATAAGTACAGACTCTTTTCCTTCTCTTAGCTTTCTCTCTGCTAGCTTCTCTAAAGTTTCTTGTTTCCCTGTATAGATGACTTTGTCTAGCACTACACTCTCTTTAACTGGTTCTAAGTTTATCCAAGTAGAGAATGCATAGAATCCTACTTCACAACTCTTCCCTGCCTCATTAGCTTCATTAAGTCTCATTATTAATTCTTCTCTAGAGAAAACAACTCTGTTCTCTCTAAATGCTCTACAAGGAAAACTAAGCACATTCCTTTCCTCCAAAGAAGAGGTCAAGAGTAGTCTTTGGTTCTTCTTTCTTCTTCTTTCTCTTTTCTTTTTCTTGCAATTCTGGTTTCAGATGCTGTTTAACTTCTTCCCATGTTATATCTAGTGATTCTAGGAATTTCTCTATCTTAGGTTTCACAGTCAGTTTTAGCATTCTGGGATAGTCTACTCTAATCCACTCTGGTAGGGTAATTGAAGAATCAAAAGCTATCACATTTAGATTCTTTAACTCCTTCTCTAGTTCTTTTCTCTCAGCCTCTGTCTTCTTGTGACTTCTTGGATACACTTCTTCTAGACTAGGAACTTGTATGTATAACCTAAGAGGCTTGGAACCATACTCGTAGTGAGTTCCCAAATACTTGTTAGCATTCTCAGCTGCTCTCTTCTGTATAGGATTCTTCTTGTATCCTCCTCTCAGTGGTTTAGAGATTGCTGAAGGTATAGCTATCTTTTCAAATGGGAGTTTGTCAATGGTGTTTAACTCATTAGCTATCTCCTCAATAAGTTCTTCTTTAGATTTCTCTGTTAGTACTGTCTCAATCAACTTCTGTTGAAGTGTACTAGCAAACTCTGAAGTATCACTTCTCTTGATATCAAATCCTTTCACATCTAACTTTGTCTTCCCATCTTTAAGGATTATTTGTCCACAGTATCTCTTCTTAGCAGCTTTTCCTGTAGCTCCTTTTGCCATAAAGAACTTACTATATATCTTCTCTAGCTTAATCTCAAAGATGTTCTTCTCATCTACATTAAACTGATAAGTGAACTTAGGTATCCTTCTCATGATTTCATCTTGTAGCCTAATTCCTTCATTGTATGCTTCTCCGTAGTTGTTCTTTCCTGTACATACAAAGATACTATCAGTATCACCATAGATTACTTGCATTCCTAATTCAGTAGCTATATCTGCTGCTAGTCTAATCATCCTCTGTCCAAATGCAGTAATTGCTTCTGCTACTTCTAAATTATGCTTCCTAGACCTGTATCCAAAAGCTCCATACACTGCATTTGAAAGTACTTTGATTACTTCTTGTTTGACATCTAGCAACTTCTTCTTTTCAGGATCTTTCTCTATTTCTATCTGCTTTCTTAAACTATCTCTCAAAGCAGTAAAGTCATCAAGCATCTCTGGAAACAAACCTCTAGGCTTCTTGAGGAAGATCCATGACTTAGTATTTTCTAGATTGCTAAACTTGTATACTTCAGCATTCTTAGGAATAAACTTGGAATCCACTACATAGGTGTCAGTGTCTATATTGAATGTTCTAATGATAGATGGGTATAGAGACTTGTAGTCTAGGCAGACTACCCATTTGTGTAGACCAATCACTGGATTAACTACAATAGCACCTTTGTAGCTTTGTTTCTCATCTTTCTTGTTAGAGAACTTAGAGGGAAGAGGGAATGCCCTTCTCCTCAATGCTTCTGTATCTATCATCCTCTGAGTAGAGAAAGCATCTTCTAACCTTACACCTACAGTCTTCCTCAACTGGTCTAAGAAGCCTATCAAGTCATTCTTCTCATCTAGTTTCACTACTAGCTCTACATCATGCTTGTTGTATTCAAGAACTACTTGTGGTGCTTCTTCCCATACTTTGACTATATTAGGAGCTATAGGTTTTCCTTGATAGGTTACCTTCTTTTCTTCCTTTCCCAAGAAAACTTCAACCACATAGTCAAGAGTATAGCTCCTCAATTGTGTTCTTGCTACCATCCTTATACAGTCTAGAATGTCTATCACTTCTCTACCATCTAGCAATAGTCCTTCCCTAGACCAGTCTACTCCACGTATTCTATGTTTCTTAGTTACTACCTTTCCCACAGAGTAACC